GTTTAATCCACCTGGTACAGTTCTAACTGGAAGTAAGAATCCATCATCAGGAACTAATAGTGGTGGGTCAACTTGTTTCTGTGCAGCTTTAATTGTAGTCTTACACATTTCATTTAACATCTTAACATCAGGCAATGCTGTCATTGCAGGTGATCTTCCATAAATTTCGTTTGATGCTTTTAAATATCTTGGTACTACAAATGGAAACTCTTTAAATCCAGATACAGATAATTCATTTGCATTTTTATATTCTAAGTAAACAGATTCAAATGGCATATTAGCTTTGTCTTTTTTCTTAGGATTAAAATCTGATCTTGGATAAACTGCGTGTAGTATTTCTACTTCTTGATAAGGGTCTTTTTTAAATACACCTTGAATATCAGATGATACATTATCACCAAACTTTTGTACTGCTGCTCTTGCACTAATGTGAAATCTTCTAAAGATTGTATCAACTCTACCTTTATCATTCTCTGCAATAAATACTTCATTGATATGTCTTGTTGAAAATTTAATTATATCATCATCATCTTCTTCAATAAACATTGCTGCTGTACCAAATGTAATTAGGTCATGGTACAGTTCAAATATTTCTTGTTGAAAGTTTGATCTGTTAAATGCTGTGTACATAGCTTCAGTTGCTGACTCTAACCAAATTTTTGCTTCATCTTCATTGTCAACATCTTGATCTTTAAATCTTAAAGTAAACCAAGGTGTAGATGGATTAGTCATCATACCATGTAATGATGCTGCTAATAATTCTACTGCTTGTATTGGTGAAGAATCAAAAATTTGTTCCATTCTTTTATCACCTCTAGCTCTAGTTT